AATACATTTCTGAAAATTATCCACAAGAAGAACTGAAGTTTGATATTAGTAAAATTAAACTTATAACGATTGATATTGAGGTTGCATCGGAGAACGGTTTCCCGGATGTAGAGTCAGTTGCTGAAGAAGTTCTTCTCATTACGATTCAGGATTACACAACCAAGCAAATTCGCACTTGGGGTCTTGGTCCTTTTAATAACCAGCAGAAGAATGTGATTTATAGGACCTTTCAAACCGAAAGAGATCTTCTGATGGATTTCATTAACTGGTGGATGGTTGAAGAAAACACACCAGAAGTTGTGACTGGATGGAATAGCAAATTGTATGATATTCCATACCTGGTGCGCCGCCTAGAACGTGTTCTGGGTGAAAAACTAATGAAGCGTATGTCTCCTTGGGGATTGGTGACTGAGAGTGAAACTTATATCTCTGGACGCAGACACCTTTGCTATGATATTGGTGGTATTTCTCAGTTAGATTATCTAGATCTTTATAAGAAGTTTACTTACAAGGCACAGGAATCATATCGTCTGGATTACATTGCCGAAGTTGAACTTGGACAAAAGAAACTGGACCACTCCGAGTTTGATACGTTCAAGGATTTTTATACAAAGGGTTGGCAAAAATTTGTAGAGTACAACATCAAAGACGTAGAACTTGTTGACCGAATGGAAGACAAGATGAAACTCATTGAACTTGCTCTTACGATGGCATATGATGCCAAAGCGAACTATGAAGATGTGTTTTCTCAGGTTCGTATGTGGGATACAATTATCTACAACTATCTCAAAAAGCGTAACATTGTTATTCCTCCGAAAGAAAAGTCTTTCAAGGATGAGAAGTATGCCGGTGCTTATGTGAAGGAACCTATTCCTGGTATGTATGAATGGGTCGTGAGTTTTGACTTGAACTCACTGTATCCTCACCTGATTATGCAATATAACATTTCTCCAGAAACTCTTTTGGAAGAAAGGCATCCTACAGTCAATATTGATAAGGTACTCAACAAAGAACTCACCTTTGAACTGTATAAGGATTATTCGGTATGTGCTAATGGAGCAATGTATCGCAAGGATGTTCGTGGATTTCTTCCAGAACTGATGGAGAAGATCTATAATGAACGTGTGATCTTCAAGAAGAAAATGCTTTCGGCAGAACAAGAATATGAAAAGAAAAAGACGAAACAGTTGGAAAAAGAGATTGCAAGGTGCAACAACATCCAAATGGCGCGGAAAATTCAACTTAATTCTGCTTATGGTGCTATCGGCAATCAGTATTTCCGTTATTACAAACTAGCAAACGCTGAGGCAATCACTCTTTCTGGACAGGTTTCTATCCAGTGGATTATGAATAAGATGAATGCCTATCTCAACAAAATTCTTAAAAGTGGAGATGTAGATTATGTTATTGCTTCAGATACTGACTCTCTTTATATTAATATGGGTCCTTTGGTTGAAAGTGTATTCAAGGGAAGAGAGAAAACTACTCAAGGCATTGTTTCGTTCCTTGATAAGGTCTGTCAAGTGGAATTTGAAAAGTATATTGAAAGTTCTTACCAAGAATTGGCTGAGTATGTGAATGCTTATGATCAGAAAATGTTCATGAAGCGTGAGTGTATTGCTGAACGTGGTATTTGGACCGCGAAGAAGCGATATATTCTCAGTGTTTGGGACAGTGAAGGTGTTCGTTATGAGGCACCAAAACTGAAGATTAAAGGCATTGAGGCAATCAAATCTTCTACTCCTGCTCCCTGTCGTAAGATGTTGAAAGAGTCCTTCAATATTATGATGAGTGGTTCTGAGCAAAATATGATTGATTATATTGAAAAATGCAAACAAGAGTTTAAACAACTTCCTCCTGAACAAATTGCATTTCCAAGATCTGCTTCTGATGTTCGTAAATATCATGCGTCTTCCACAATTTATGCTTATAAAACTCCAATACATATTCGTGGTGCTCTTCTCTTTAATCATTATATTAAAGAAAAAAAACTTACAAACAAATATTCTTTAATTAATAATGGTGAAAAGATCAAGTACATTTTTCTTAAAAAACCGAACACAATTCATGAGAATGTGATTTCTTTTATTCAGGATTTCCCAAAGGAACTTGATCTTGACAAATACATTGATTATGAACTACAATTTGAAAAGAGTTTCTTAGATCCACTCAAAACTATTCTTGATGTTGTTGGGTGGAATGTAGAAAAAACAGCAAGTTTAGAGTCTTTCTTTTTTTAATGGAAATACCAATTACTGATGAAGAATTTAAAAGGATTATTGAAATGCTTAAAAATTCTAAAGAAAAAAATCTCTATGCCAAATTATGGTCATTTAATATTAATAGGAAAAAATAATTATGGATTTTCTTAAAGAAATTGTAAAAGAAGTTGGTGGTGAGTACACTAAACTTGCCTCAGATATTGATGAGACAGAAACTTATGTTGATACAGGTTCATACATTTTTAATGCACTGGTTTCAGGTAGTATATTTGGCGGTGTATCTGGGAATAAGATTACTGCTATTGCTGGAGAGTCTTCTACTGGAAAGACTTTTTTCTCTCTCGCAGTGGTTAAGAATTTTCTTGATTCTAATCCCGATGGTTACTGTCTCTACTTTGACACTGAGGCTGCCATCACTAAATCTCTTTTAGAAAGTCGTGGAATTGACACTCAGCGCCTTGTAGTCGTGAATGTAGTCACAATTGAAGAGTTTCGCGGAAAAGCACTCAAGGCAGTTGATCTGTATATGAAAAAACCCGTAGAGGAACGCAAACCTTGTATGTTTGTGCTAGACTCTTTGGGTATGCTTTCTACTGAAAAGGAAATCACTGATGCACTGAATGATAAGCAAGTTCGTGATATGACTAAATCACAACTCGTGAAAGGTGCTTTCCGTATGCTTACCCTGAAACTGGGACAAGCAAATATTCCAATGATAGTGACTAATCATACTTATGATGTGATTGGTGCTTATGTTCCAACCAAAGAAATGGGTGGTGGTAGCGGTCTTAAGTACGCAGCAAGCACGATCATTTATCTAAGCAAGAAAAAAGAAAAAGACGGAACAGAAGTCGTTGGAAACATTATCAAGGCTAAGACTGCTAAATCGCGTTTAAGCAAGGAGAATAAAGATGTGGAGGTTCGTTTGTTTTATGATGAACGCGGTCTGGATCGATATTACGGATTACTTGAACTTGGTGAGCAAGGGGGTATGTGGAAGAATGTCGCTGGTCGATATGAGATTAACGGAAAAAAACTTTATGCGAAGGAAATTCTAAAAAATCCAGAACAACATTTTACCGAAGAAGTAATGAATCAATTGAATGAAATTGCAAAAGAAGAATTTAGTTACGGCAAGTGATTATGGGTGGGAGAGTAATTGATTGTTTTCCATATTTTAATGAGAAAGAATTATTAGAACTAAGAATTAAACTTTTGTATGATTACGTCGATAAATTTATAATTACCGATGCTAATTATACACATAGTGGAAATCCAAAACCATTTACGTGCAAAGCGGAATTAGAAAATCTAGGATTGCTTGAAGATAAAATTAAAGTTATTGAATTGGACTTATCTGATGATAAAATTTCAAATCCAGATGATTATGATAAGTTTTGGGGTGGGAATGATATAACATTGGGGAGCAGAGAACGGTTGCAAAGGGATGGTATATTAACTGTCTTGGGTGAGTTTGATCAGGACGATGTTTTTATAGTTTCTGACTGTGACGAAATTATAAACCCCCATACAATACATTTTCTATCTAATATCTTGAGATATCAATATGTTAATGTTTTGAAAATTCCACTGGTTCTTTTAGAAGGAAGGGCAGATTTAAGATCTTGTCGAGCAGAAGATAATACTGAAAACCCATGGGATAGATCAATGTACATGTGTTTAAAACATCACTTAGAAAAATGCTTTCCAACACAAATCAGAGCAGGATATCATCTTCCATTTGATGTGACATATGCTTGTGAGAATGGGAATAGACTTATTGATCTTGGTTGGCACTTTACCTGGATGGGTGATACAATTAGACGGATTACAAAAGCAGAATCATTTTGCCATTTTTCGGATCATTTGATAGAATGTATGAAAACGTATGTTCCAAATGAAAATGAACTTAGTCCAGAATCAATCTATTTTAACAATACTGATTGTATTTTAAAAAAATATCCAATCGAAAATTTACCAAGTTTAATTTTTGATTTGCCAAATGTAAAAAATTTTTTATTGCCAAATAATGGAACGAATTGAGACCACGATTCTCAGAAACTTAATATACAATGAAGATTATTCTCGAAAAGTCATTCCTTTCATACAACCAGATTATTTTGAGAGCAAATCCGAAAAGGTCATTTTTGAGGAGATTGTTCAATTCATTCTCAAATATGGTTCAGCAATCACAATCGAAGCACTCAATATTGAGGTAGAAAATCGTACAGACTTAACTGAAGAGCAAGTAAAAGAAGTCAGAGAAATCAATAAGACTCTGAATGATTCTCCTGTAGAAAAACAATGGTTACTTGATACTACTGAAAAGTGGTGTCGTGATCGTGCCATCTATTTGGCACTTATGGAATCGATTCATATTGCTGATGGCAATAATGAAAAGAAGAATCGTGATGCGATTCCAAGTATTCTTTCCGATGCTCTTGCAGTATCTTTTGACAACAATATTGGACACGACTACTTACAAAACTATGAAGAACGATATGAGTTTTACCACAGACAAGAGGACAAAATTGAATTTGATCTCGAATACTTTAACAAAATCACAAAAGGTGGTCTCCCTAACAAAACTCTTAATATCGCTCTTGCTGGTACGGGTGTCGGCAAGTCTTTATTCATGTGCCATGTTGCTAGCTCCGTCTTGCTCCAAGGGAGGAACGTTCTGTACATTACGTTGGAAATGGCAGAAGAACGTATTGCTGAAAGAATTGACGCAAACCTTTTGAATGTGCCAATTCAGCAATTGACGGAGTTGCCTCGCCAAATGTTTGAGAACAAGGTGACTAATCTTTCCAAGAAAACGCAAGGAACACTAATTATCAAAGAGTATCCAACTGCTTCGGCACACTGTGGTCACTTCAAGGCACTTCTGAATGAATTGTCTTTGAAGAAGTCATTTAAACCCGATATTATCTTTGTTGATTATTTGAATATTTGTGCCTCTAGTAGGTATAAGTCTAATCTTTCTGTGAATTCTTATTCTTATATCAAGGCAATCGCAGAAGAACTTCGTGGATTGGCAGTAGAATTCAATGTTCCGATTGTCAGTGCGACACAAACTACTCGGAGTGGTTATGGATCTTCTGATGTGGAATTGACCGATACTTCTGAAAGTTTTGGTTTGCCTGCTACTGCTGACCTTATGTTTGCTCTGATTAGCACAGAAGAGTTGGAGCAACTCGGTCAGATTATGGTGAAGCAATTGAAGAACCGTTATAATGATCCGACAATTTATAAGAGATTTATTGTTGGGATTGACCGTGCTAAAATGCGTCTTTATGATTGTGAGCAGACTGCCCAGAATGACATACTTGACAGTGGGCAGGATGATGAGTATAATGATAATGAAGACAAAAAACCGAAGAAGTCGTTCGAAGGATTTAAATTTTAATGGAACACATTTATCAAAATGAAAATTTTGGACAAAGTTGGTTTACATATCCAAACCTCTATAAGTTCGCTGTAAGTTTGTTTGCATCTGGAAGTAGATTTGTGGAACTAGGAGCATGGAAAGGAAAATCATCTGCTTTTATGGCAGTTGAAATAGCAAATTCGGGAAAAAAGATTGAATTTTATTGTGTCGATCATTGGTTGGGTAGTATAGAGCACTACGATAGAAACTCGCATACCTATGAACCAGAAATACATCGATTATATGATATTTTTACCAAAAATATGGAACCAGTTAGAGATCATTATATTCCATTAAGAATGAGTTCTTTGGAGGCATCTAGAAAGTTTGAAGATAAAAGTCTTGATTTTGTTTTTATTGATGCTTCTCATGAATATGAGGATGTTTGTATAGATATTGACACCTGGAAACCAAAAGTAAAACCTGGTGGATTTTTATGTGGACATGATTATTCAGATGCTTTTCCAGGAGTTAAAAAGGCCGTAAATGAAAAACTAAAAATATTTACAGCATCCGAATCTGAACTTTGTTGGATTCATCAAGTGCAAAATTAATAACAAAATAATTTATAAAATACCTAATTTTACCGAATACACTATGACTGAAACTGCCAAACACGTTAATTTTGATAAGTATGCAGAGTTTGTAGATGCCGTAACTTCTGACGCATCTAAAGATTTTCTTGCTCTTTCTGACCGCCTAGTTGCTCTTGATGAAAAGGGAGCAAACATTGAGCGTCTTCTAACTGCCTCTGTTGGTATCAATGCTGAAGGTGGTGAGTTTATGGAAATTGTCAAAAAGATGATTTTTCAAGGTAAACCGTATACTGAAGATAACCGCGAGCACCTAATCATTGAATTGGGAGATATTATGTGGTATGTTGCCCAAGCATGTATGGCACTTGATGTGACTCTTGATGATGTTGTTGCCAAGAATGTGCAAAAACTTCTCAAGCGTTATCCTGAAGGTGCTTTTGATGTTTACTTCTCCGAAAACCGTGCTGCTGACGACCGATGACTAAAGAAAAACAAGTAACTCTGAAAATGGATGCTCGATGTGCTGCAGCAGTACGTCAAATTCTTTTTGAAGCACAAAAAGGATACACTTATGACCAAGAAAGTATCCCTCCCCGCATTACTGATATTCGAAATGTAATTTATGATCTTGATGATAAAATTGAAGAAATTGTTAATCAAGAATAAATATTTAAAAAAATGTCTTTAATAGGGAAAAGAAAAGGTAGACCAACTACTAAAATACAATTCGATTCTATTTTAAAAACATTTTTAATTTTTTTAAAAAGAGAACTTAGAATTACTTTTGATATTCCAATTATATTAATTGATACAGTAGATTTTGCTAAAAAAGTATCCGCGTTTGGACTTATAACAGAAGATAAAATAATTTACCTTAGTATTGTTAATCGTCATCCTATTGATATTTTAAGAACCCTTTCTCATGAAGTAGTTCATTATAAGCAACTTTTAGAAAAAGGAACCATAAAATCTAATGCTGGAAGCTTTGAAGAAAATTTTGCAAATGCTAAAGCAGGTGAAATTATGAGAAAATATGGAAAACTTCATCCAGAATTATTTGAATTAATGCCAATTAATTGATATAATTCTTTTCTGGGGATATAGCTCAGTTGGTAGAGCGCCTGCTTTGCAAGCAGGATGTCAGGAGTTCGAGTCTCCTTAACTCCATAA